CACAGATAATTTAACTCAGCGTATGGGTTATGTAAATAACAATACAACCTTTGTTGATTCAACCGGTACAACACACACTGAGATTCAGGCATTAAGTAAAGCATTGACTCCGAAAGCAGATAATTAAATGGCAGCAGTTCCTTTTCATTACGATGGGCAAATCCGTAGATTTGTTACACAGTTTATCAGAATGGTTTCAAACTTCCAAGTAGAGTTTGGTACAACTGATACTAACACCGGTGACCGCACATTACAAACTGTACCTGTGTATTACGGCGATGTCAGCCGACAGGCTGCAATGATTTTACGCAACAATAGTGAGAACTCATTGAATGCCGTGCCAGCAATGGCTACCTATATCTCTGCATTGACATACGATCGCGAACGTATGCAGAATCCATACTTTGAGGGGTCAATTCGAGTCAGAGAACGTGTTTATGACGCCGGTTCTCAGTCATATCAGAACAGCCAGGATGGTATTTACACCGTAGACCGACTAATGCCAGCACCGTATAAGATAACTATGAAGTTAGACATATGGACCAGTAATACCAATCAAAAGCATCAACTAATTGAACAAATGGTGCCATTGTTTAATCCAGGCTTAGAAATACAAAGTTCGGACAATTTTGTAGATTGGTCAAGTCTAAGTGTTGTACACCTAACCGACGTTACGTATAGTAGTAGATCCATTCCGTCTGGTGCTGACGAGAGTATCGACGTAGCTACCCTAACGTTCGAAATGCCAATTTGGATTACGCTTCCTGCTAAAGTTAAGAAGATGGGAGTAGTTGCACAAATTATTGCAAGTATATACGATGCACAAGGCGAATTGAGTCCAGATTTTATTGGGTCTGGTGCAGGACTAATGAGCCAACAGCGATTCACCCCATTAAACTATCAACTAGTTTACTCAGGTAATGTACTAACCTTATATAAGGACAATGCTACCGAGAGTAGCGGGGCTGTATACGGCACAAAACTGCGCTGGAGAGATCTAGTGAACTTATATGGCAGTGATATAAATGTCGTAAATGGTATTAGCCAAGTACGGCTAGCATTTGTGCATTCCACTGGAGCGTCTGAGATTGTTGGTACAGTTGCGTATAATCCGACCGACGATACACAATTATTGTTTACTCCGTTTGCGCCTACGTTGCCAGCAAACACATTAGATGCGGTTGATGCTATAATCGACCCGCAGACTGTAACAGTTAATAGCGACATTCTTAGCCCGTCGGTTGGTACCAGATATCTTATTTTAAATCCAATTGGCAAGGCTGGTAGTGAATCTGCGGTTGCCTGGGCGGGGACAGATATCGGTCAACTATTAATTGCCAATGCCAACGATATCATCGAATGGAATGGCAGTTACTGGACTGTAGCATTTGACAGTGCCGAAGTGTCAGTGCAGTATGTGTCAAACTTAAAGACTACCATCCAGTACCGATGGACCGGAGAAAATTGGGTTAAAAGCTACGAAGGACTCTATCACGCAGGTGAATGGAGCTTAGTCTTATAATATGGTAGGTACTGCCTTAGAAGGCTGCGGCGCATTAATATACGCTCGCACAAGCAACCGCTATCTTTTTTTATTACGAAATAAAAGTAAATACGCAGGCTCGTGGGGGATCGCTGGCGGCAAAATCGAACCTGGTGAAACAGTTATACAAGGATTAGTGCGTGAAATACAAGAAGAAATTGGCGTAGATTACACAAATCGTAAGTTTATTCCATTAGAAACGTTCACCGCAGATAATCATAAGTTTGTTTACTACACATTTGTAGTTGTCACAGATGAAGAATTTATTCCAAAACTAAACGATGAACATCGTGGTTACTGCTGGGTTGAACTTAACGACCACCCCAGACCTTTGCATCCAGGTCTGTGGCGTAGTTTTAACTTTGATATTATTAAGAAAAAAATTAAAACATTAGAAGCTATTTTACGTTAGCCGATGTCAGCTTCGTTGATAAAATCTCTAATGCTAATTTGTCTAAAGTTTGGTAACGAGTTTAGGGCTTCCGGAGTCCAATATTCCTTAGTAGGCATAACACGAATAAATTCAACTTCGGTATAAGTTGATGCAATTATAGATAATGTCAAATCCCATAATGCTCCACTTTGTCCACTTGGTGATTCTGGGTATCCATTTGTATTTTTGTACACATTGTTTACTTGACCAGCGACGTCATAGCTATCAAAACCCATCATAAAGATTTTTTTGTGACCATCAAAGCAAGCTAGATATACAGCTAGGCTACCTGCATCATAGTGAAGATTTTGCGGAATAAGGTAGTATTGCCCAGGATAAGCTATTAATTGCTCTGCATTTGCATACACAATATGATCAGCTAGGTATCCCGATTCTGCAATTTCAGTGGCAATATCTGTACCAGTTGCTACTAAGAAATCTGGCTGAAAATCTCTATACAGAGCATTGCAACCGTAACTTTGCAATTTATCTACTGCAAATAATCCACCTTTATGACTAGCAATATGGGATAAATCAAATCCTAGTCTGCTCTCACCGTTGCCAATAGCTACCGCTTGCTTAGTAGTGTAGTTATTGTTAACTCTATTAGGGATAAATTCCGTAGTAGGTGACCATTCTGTTCCGCCAAGTCTTAATTCTGTAACGACTTGTTCGCCATCGTATGTCGCGCGATATATTTGTTTTAATTTTTGCATTTTTAAAATCTTTCTATGACCATTTGTATGGCCTCAATGATATTTATCTAAATTACATAGGATTTGGGTTGCGATGTAACTTACCTCAATTGGTCGGGAGCATCACCAATGCCATCCCGGGACCAATTGCAAATGTGCCTAGTATTGCTGTCGCCCTGACGTCAATGGTTTGCCCTGCTGCTACTGTTACTATCGTTTGTGTTGATACTGGCCACCCCTTCATTTCAGTTAATTGCGATTGCGGACGAATTGAATCAGCCAATAATACTCCGTTTGCATATATCCCGTACGATAATTGCGATAGTGCTGTGCCTGCGGGATAAATTTCGCCGTCTACTGTTGCAGTCCCAAATCCAGTAATAGTACCTGCGTTAGTGCCCACACTTAGGGCGATAGTACTTACTCCGGAATTCGATGGCGACCCAACCCCGCAAAATACAGAGAACGCCGCTAACGAATTCAATGGCAGGACACTAGTACCAGTCGGTGTATGCATAGTTGATGATGCCACTCCGGCTGCTCCGTTAATGGCTAACATACGACCGTTTAATATAGTGGACGCGCCAGTACTTACTGCAGCCTGATTAGTTATAATTGATCCGTTTATCGTTGTGCCTGCACCGGTAGATGCGGCACCTTGCGATACAAACCAAACATTGTTACTAGTCGCACCGTTACTTAATAATACAGATGCTCCTGCACTAGTTGTTAACGCACCCACACACCGAAATACGAATAAGGCATTCGGATTGCCGCCAGCATTTAATGTAAGCGTTCCAGCGACCGATGCTGCGGCACCTTGATCATACACACCGGGCCCTAATATTTCACCGGCACCATAGGCCGCTGCGTGAGTTGAATTTGTTGATGCTAGTGCCATTAATGCATTGTACAATGACTGTAAATCACTCACTGCTTGTGCGGTAATACTACTCAGAATCTGAACTGCATACTGACTGTTATACATAACTACGTATTTGCCTGCAGGTGGAGTTAAGGTCATACTAGTTATCGTTGTAGCAACATTGCTATTGGATATAAATGTATTACTACTAGATACCACTGAATATGCTGTTAATGTTGCTGTTGATGTCAGCCCAGTTAATCTTGACCCGTCACCAATAAATGATGTTGCGGTTACGGTACCAGCAGTTATGTTAGCATAGCTAGAAGGGACAATGTTTGCATTTGTTACGCCTGAATTTGATGTAAATGCAGTAACGATACTCTGCCGAGATTCTGACCAATATAATGCTACATTGGGTACTAATCCACTTGCTCGATTGAATAAAAATCCTACGTCAACATTTGTTGAGGTTGATCCTTGATGTAACACGGTGATAGGATCACTAAACGCCGTAATAGTGGTATCAAGTTGTGACGGTTTTGGTCTAGTTAATGCCATTGGTTATTTATAATATATGTATTTAGCTCAAGGCAACGGACCCGAAGGTCCGTTGCCATCTTACTTAATAAGTTTAGACTCTACCGCAAACTACTTCAATTTGGCCTTTAGCGCCGCTGAAATCGTTTAGAGCTTTACCAATAACTTGACCACACAATGGGCTCTTGCTAGCTTTAGCAAAGCCGTAGCCTGCAGAAACCAACATATCACCCTTCTTAACTGGGCCAATAACGTTACAAGGTACACGACCTTGTAGTGCTAGCGGAACTACGTTTGCGCCCGTCAATCCACCATTCATCAGGTGAGCTGGGTTTGTTGAAACAATTCCGGCTACTGCTGTAGTGTCTGCATCTGCTACAGTAACTTCTTCGCTACCACCAAACATAATCACTGTACCAGGAGTATACGCTTTATCGGCTTGATAGTTCTCAGCCAAGTCGGCATATTTTGCTGTCGTCGACACACCACTGAACGTAGTAGCGTAAACTGTAGCAAAAGATGTACCAGCTGCACCAATGTTGATGGTGTTATTTGCACTTGCTGCAAGAGTTCCACTAACTGTTAGTCCAGTTAATGTACCAACTGAAGTGATTGCCGTCTGTGCTGCGGTGCTCAGTGTCCCGACAATATTCTTGTTAAAGTTCCAAGTGTCAGTTGCCGACGTGTATAACATTGTTGCTGCGGCTGTACCACCAACTGTTAGGCCCGCGCCGTTTGCCGAAGCTGCTGTAGTAGCATCTTTTGCAATTGTGATGTTTAAGTCGGTTACTGCTAATGTCGTTGCATTGATGGTAGTAGTTGTACCGTTTACCGTGAAGTTTCCACCAACTGTAACGTCACCGGTTGTGGTTAGTGATGCTCCATTGATTGCACCTGTTGTTTTAATAGCAGTGGTTACACTGCTGCCAGCCAAGTAAGTTGCAACATCAGAATTAGCGTAACCTGCTGGTAAACCAGTTAGTTGTGAACCATTACCGATGATGTAAGTTCCAGAGATATTACCGCTAACTGTCAGCGGAGTTGCAAATGTAGCTAGTGATCCAGTTATTACGTGCTCTACTGTACCGTCAACGACGATTGAAACATTACTACCAGTGCCAGTATCATTGATACTAATGCTACTGTCATTTTTGCTAATCGTGCTTACTGCTAATCCGCCAAGGACGGTAACTGTACCACTAGTGCTAATGCTACCAGTTGCTGCGTCGATTGTAAGTGGTCCTACTGTTAGACCGTTTTGTACTATAAAATTACTGTTTGCCATGGTTCCATATTCCCCAAAAAAATTCTTAATAAGCTAGAGTAGACCATCTACTCTAGCTTCCTTGCTCTAACTCAATTAAACTACGATGTAGTCTTTCTTGATACTTACAGTATTAGTTGCGTTTACAGCGGTAAACTGTAGCAATACATTACCACCACTCATAGTAGCACTTAGAACACCCAGGCTACTACCAGTTGATACTACACCATATGTAGTCACCGTTGCTGTAGTTCCATCGCTGATAACCAATGCTTCCATTGCTTGGAATGATGATCCGTTTGCAATTTGTACAACATACTTGGCAGTACGATATGTAGCAACTGCAAAAGAGTCAACTGTAGTTGCAGTAGCAGCACTCGGAACGCTTACTTTAGCGTTAGACGACACTTGAGCGCCAGTTGGATTCCACGAAGTTGTAACTGCTGTGCTGCTTGCACCAGTTGAGATACTCACACCAGTGTTGTCAGCTGCAAATTGCATATAGCCGTTTGTACTTGCTAATGATGTGATAGTCTGTGTTGTAGTCAATCTACGTACATCAATTACATCACCAGCCGACGGAGCTTCAGTGAATGTCATTGTTGTGCTGCTCACACTGTATGCCAACGTTGGGATTTGAATCACACCGTTAATACTTACAATAGTTGCTGCTGTTGTGCAAACGCCGCCTAAGCTGAATGCCACTGTCGTACCATCACCGCTAAACTGTTCGTCTGTGATAATAGTAAACTGTGTAGATAATGGAGTCCAAGCAGCAGATGCGCCACCGAAGAATTCCAATGCATTTGCAGTTGAGCTATAACGGAACATACCAACTTGATCCGAATAACCTGCGTTACTTGGACGTTGAGCATTAGTACCAACTGGCAACAACATACTGTCTGTTGAGTTAATAACTAGTTTTGCGCCATTAACTACCGTTGCAGAAGTTGCACTACCACCAATAACTAGCGAGTCATATGTAGCGTTTGGACGTGCCCAAACCAATGTCTCATCTGCTGCACCTTTAACAACAAAATTCATTGCGGCTGTTTTGCTGCTGTTGAATGTAGCTGCTTGACCAACTGTTAAGTTAGCAACTAGGCCAATGCCACCTTTAGCAATAATAGAACCAGTTGATACGCTAGTGCTGTCAGCGGTACTAGTGGAAACAATGTTGCCACCTGCAATCATTGTGCCACTTGCGGCCAATGTTGTAAATGCACCCGTGCCCGGAGTTGTAGCACCAATCGATGTTGCTTGTAGAGTAGTTACAGTAGTAGCAGCTAACCCAGTTGCACCGCTTGCATTCAATGTTGTAAACGAAGCAGCAGCAGGGGTAACATTACCAATTACAGTATTGTTGATACTAGCGACGGTTAGCGAGCCGGTTGATAGTGATGTAGCACTAATTGATGTAAATGCACCAGTACCCGGAGTAACATTACCAATTGCAAGAGCTTGCAAGCTACCAGCAGTTGATGTGTTTAGCGTCGTTGCGCCGCTTGCAGCTAATGTTGTAAATGCGCCAGTGCCAGCAGTTGTCCCACCAATCGATGTTGCTTGTAAGCTAGTTGCAGTAATAGCAGCTAAAGTAGTAGCGCCAGTTACAGCAAGTGTACCACCAATTGTCTCATTACCAGTAACACTTGCACTAGCCAAAGTAGCTAGACCAGAAGTGCTTAGAGTTGTTACCCCAGTTGCACCAGCAGT